CATCCTGTTCGTCTTCGAAAGGACTTTTCTGGTTTACTGCATATCTTAAAGGTCTGTTTGATTGTCCGTCGAAGTATAACAATGGTGCTCTATGAGTATTTCTAGATGACAACATGTAGGATAACGGAGATTGTTTTTTCTTTAGTATGTAGATCTTGTCTACAGGGATAACTTGATTTTTCATTTGATAAGATTTAAATTTTAAAAAAATAACCAGGGCTGTTACACCCTGGTTTATTATTAACTATTTTCTAGTTCTCGAACAAGAAGAAGTTGTTAGCACCTAAAGTACATAAAGCTCTTTCTGACAAGAAGTGAACTTCCATAGCATCTAAGCTAGAAGTTTGTGCTCCACCAGCAGAACCAGTAATCCAAGTTTTGTAACGTCTGTCTTCAGTCTCAGAAGCTCTATAACGAACGTGTAAGAATGGACGTTTAGCGTTTTTACCAAGAACTTGATCGTAAACAGTAGTAGATCCAGCAGGAACTAATACACCGTTAATAGCTCCACCAACTACTCCACCTCTAAGTGTAGCGTCGTTCAAGTATTTCCAGTCAGTTTTGTAGAAATCGTAACCTCTACGGAAACCTGTAAATCCTAAGTTCAATGCCATTTCTTTATCGTTGTCGAACAAACCGTAAGAAGTACCACCAGCACCGTAAGAGTTTTGAGCAGCCAACATATCGTCGATATCGAAAGAGAACTGACGGTTCAAGAACAATACGTTTTCTTCGATAGCACCTTGCTTGTCTAAACGTTGGATGATAGCGTCGAAATCAGCTAAAGCAGTTGGGTTACCACCAGCCCATACGTTACCTCTTTGTCCTACAGCGTAGAATAAACCTTCTGAACCTTTGTTACCAAAAGCAGTGTTAGCAATAGCTCCTGAGTTAGCCTCAGCAGGTACAGCCTCGATCATAGACATCTCTAAGTAATCTTCGAAACGCAAACGAGTTTCGTGCTCAGATTTAATGTACCATAAGTATCCAGTAGCTCCATTTTCAGTAGTTACTTCAACCCATCCGATTTGAGCCATGTCAGAACCAGAAACAGCGTACTTCTCTTTGATGATGATTGGGCTGTTTTCGAAGATATCGTCTTGAGCCTCTAAAGATTCAGTTTGACCTTCAGTTCCTTTTTTGAATTCAGAACCATAAACAAATGCAGTAACTACAGCAGTAGCAGCAAAAGTTTGTCCAGCAGCCTCGTAGTAAGCAACATCAAAAGTACCAGCAGCGTAATCTACTGAAGTAATGATAGCTTTGTTAGAGTTAGCAGCAGAAGCGTTATCTGATAAGAAAACAGTTTGTCCTGGTTTGAAAGCGATTGATCCTGTTAAAGAATCGTTTACTGTAATTGTAGCAGTATCTCCACCAACAGCAGCATCAGACTCACAGTCGATGTATTTAGTGTGAAGACGACCTTGCTCTGCCCATTTGATAAGGTCTGAGTTAGACGGCATTTCAGCTCCTACTGCTCTTAAGAAAGATGCAACAGAACGATTTCCGTAACGCTCGAATTCTTTTTCATAAGTATCAGGAAGATACTGATTCAAGAAGTCAAAATTTGTGATGTAGTTAGTGCTTAAAGTTTGTCTTGTAGCACTAGGTTGTAATGCAAACCCTGGGGTTGCTTGTACTGATCCAGCCATTTTGTTTTAGTTTTGTTTGTTATTTTTTATTACTTTTTATTCTTAGTCCTCTTCCGCTATCGCTATCAGAAGCTACTACTTTAAACCCAGACTGAGCAATTGATTGCGGAGCGTTTCTCATCTCCATATCAATATTCTTAATTTTCTTGGTGTTATCTAATAACGCCTCTGCTCTACCTTGTTCGTAAAAGAACTTGGCCATCTTTTCTGGATTCATTGCCGCGGCTAATGAACGATGGTAACCAACATGATCTGAAATTAACCCGTCAGAATCTAAATACTTAGATATGAAATTAACCACATCTGACTGAGCTCTCTTTGTCTCTGTAACATCTCCCGGTAAAAACTTAATTGTCTTATCTCCTACATTGAAATCAAAACCTTTGAATTCATCAGAAAAAAGTTCTTCAGTTTTCTTTTGAAAGTATTGAGACTTTCTTAGACTCTCCTCCTGTTGACTACTGGATTCTTGAACATATTTCTTGTAAGCCTCATAAGCTTCTTTTTCGTCTTCAGAAACTAGACCACCTTTTGACTCAAGAGGCGTCTTGTATGTTTCCTTGTACTCATCAAAAAACTTTTTAGCTTTAGCAAGCTCTTTTTTCTTAGCTATTTCCTTTTTCTTGATGTCCTTAGGGTCATCAAACTCCTCGTCGTATGAAAACTTATCCTCGATCATATATTGAATATCATCTCTGTCTAAGTCCTCTTCTGTTTGAGAATAGTACTCAACTAATAAATCATCAGGACTCATGTCGTCAAAGTTCCTGTTTAATTTAACAAAATCTTCGATTCCTCTACCTGTTTCTTTTTTGTATTTAAAATACGCAGCTACGTCTTCTGGTAAATCTTCTTTCTTCTCTTCTCTCTCCGCGATAAGATCATTAATAGAGTTTACTTCCTTTCCGTATCTGTTTTTAATATATGAAAGAACGTCATTATCTTCTAATTCTGCCTTAGCAGGTTCTTGAGTCTCTACAGTATTTGTAACTTGTTCTGTTACTTGTTCTGTTACTTGTTCTGCAACTTGTTCGGTTAAAGACTCCTCGTGTTTACTTAATAATTCTTGTTCAACTTCTTGTACTGATTTTTGTTCGGCGACACCTAGGTCCCTTACAGTGAAAGTGTTTTCCATTTGATTTAATTTTTTGCAAAGTTACTTAATTATAATTTTATACTATCTAGGCTCAAATTCTGCCAAATCAAATCCATCCAAACTGTCCTCTGTAGATTCAAAGTTCATAGGAGGCAGATTGTTTTTTCTTTGATCAATTAATTTAGATTGCTGTGTATTTTGCAAGCTTATACGCTTATCTTTAGCTTCTTCTTTTAACTGCTCCTTTGTTTTAACAGTTTCGAATTCAGCTCCCTTAAGCTGCATTTGCATTTGGAATTCCATCTGCATAAGCTCCATTTTTAACTGAGCCTCGCTCTTCATCTTCTCTATCTCGTAAGCAATCTCTGCTTGCTTGATCTGCATTTTAGATTGAGTTTCAGCCTGTATATTTTGCATTGCAGTTTGAGCTGCCATCTGTTGTGACTGCATCTGAATCTGACCTTGCATTTGTTGCTTAGCCTGTTCGTTCTTTTGAATCTGCTCTTCTTTTTTCTTTCTCTTAAGTTTAAGTAATTGATTAGCTAACTTAAGGTTTCTCATCTCTCTAATATCAATAGCGTCCTCTAAGTAAATAGAGTCTCTAGATAAAGCAAGATTTATGTTCTGTTCTAACTGAGCCTTTTCTTCTTCATCCGGAGATACTTCGATAAATATACCGAAATCGTAAAGATATAGGTCTTTGATTTCATCCAATATACCTACATTGTACTTACCGATCTGATTTATAAACTCCTCTTTAAAGTCAGAGTATTCTAGTATATCTGCAACTCTGTAAGAAATAGCTTCTGCTAATGACTTGGTTATAAATAAACTAGACTCAAGAATGTGTCTTGTAGCTGTATTTGAATTAAGAGCGGCTAGTTTCTGAACACCAACTAAAGAGTTAGGGTCTGGATTGGATCCGTCTCTAGCTTCGTTTAGTCCAGTCACATCTCTAATCATACTTAAGTAGTGGTTGTAACTTCCAACTAAACTTTGTATTTTAGACTGCCCACTATTTGAGTTAAGTTCTTGGATAGGAACTCTAGCGTTATTAAACTCACCATCTCCTGTGTAGCTTCTACCAATAACACTACCTGTTTGGAAGTATAATCTAAGTGCGTCTTCAGGATTGTATGCTGCTCCGTTACCAAGATCAACCTCGTTCAATCCATCGGCATCAATAAACACACCATCAGGAACTACTTTAGATATTACTTGTTGTAGCTTTAAGTGAGTCATTTGTATTAAGTCTGCAAATGGAATCATTCTCTTAACAAGAGATTCAATGTTTCCTTTATACATTCTTGGAGCCACTGCTACGTAGTTAGGTATTGCGTGTTGAGAAGCTGATTTAGGTCTTACCATGTTTTTGGATAACTCCCATTTCAACATGATGTTAGTACCCATCACCATTACCCCATCATACCAAACATCAATAGTCTTTTCAATCTTTTCAAAACGACCTTCATCCATCATCTCTTGTGGTGGATTAAACGTGTCGTCTTTTTCTATTATCTTATAACTTCCGTCCTCAAGGTTCTTTTTCTTGTAGACTATTTTCTTTGTAGTCTTGTAATTTACATATAATAACGTAGCTGTATCGTTACTGAACAAGCTGTTATTATAAAACTGAGCTGAGTTGTAATAGTCGTACCATGACTGACTGTACTTTGAAATTTCTTTCAAGTCATCATTAGTAAGTGTAGGATCAATTTTAACTAGCTCTGTTATAGGCACAGTCTTTATTTCTCCCCAATAGAAACAATCTCTAAAGTAAGGATCCTCGGTATAACTGTACACAACATTTGCAGGGTCAACATACTCTACTCTAACTCCGTCACCAGGAAGGAACATGTGTTTAGCCATCCCTATCCCTAAGGTAGCTATATCGTAGTCAACTCTTTTTCTGGTTTCGTTATATCTATTTTCTTCAAGTACTGTATTAATAGCTTCCTCTTCAGCTATCTCTATTGCGGGCTTATAGTTAAGCTGCATATATAATGATAGTTCCTCATCGTTCTCTGGAAGTTCATCAGGATTGGTATCAAAAGCGTCAACACCAAACTGGTCCTTAACTTGAAGTAAAAGATCCTTGGATACCATATCTGCTTGTATCATATCTTGATACTTAGATCTTCTGTCTGCTGACATTGCATCTTGAGAATATGCCTTAGGTTTAAATAACCTATTGTTCATACCGTTAACAACGATATCAACAAACTTTGGTATAATAGGTACCGGGGTAAAGTCAAGGTTAGTATGAGATAAGTCACCGTCAACAGCTATCTGATCCTTATACTTTCCTATAGACTGTTCTCCCCTTGCGTATAATCTTAATTTATGGAAGTTTCCCCACTGATCATAGAATCTTGAGTTATTACCGTCCTTTCTAAACCACTCGTACTGAACGCTTTGTGCGATCTGTAGTCCGTACTCAAATGTTTCCTTCTCTTTATCTGAAGCAAACTGATTTGGAAAAGCAGTTGCAGGTATATTTATTTTTACGTCTTTCATTTATCTAATAAGTTCACTTCTAGTTCCTGAGTTATTATACTTTGCAAAATTAACACTTATTTTCGACTCTTTCTTTGCCGCTAAATATATGTTCTTCTGATTAGCCATAATAGCTAACCCTGAACTAATTGCGGCGTCAAATTTCGTTCTATTATTTATATCGAATTTAGCCCATTCCTCTATCGTT